TTGTACTGTATAACTTCCGTCTGGGGTAGGTGCAAATTCAATTGAATCATCTACCAATGCAAAATAAATTGGTTGCCCTGTCACATTGTCATTGGCTTTTCTGTACACATCCATGGATTCTATGGATTGTTGAAACAATGGTGAAAAATCACCACTATCAATTTGTAAGTTTATTGCCTCTAACCAATCAGTTGGTACTGCAAGATATTGACCAGTAAGAGTTGCAGTTGCTCTTTTAATCATGCCTTTAACCCTTAATCTGCGGTTAAATTCTGCCTCTGTGCTGTCAATAAAAGAATCTATTACACTTGTTAAATCTGATCGATTTAAGTAGTTTGCAATGTTAGTTTTTAATTCTGCGTATGTCATAGTTTACCTTGCCATGTTCTAAAGACTTTATTATCTGACTTATTAAGCCACTTTCTCCATTGTTTCATATCGTTAGCCCATCCTTCTCGACAAGCTCTTTGATAAACAATTAATGGCACTTCTGCCACATGGCGAAGATCCTTTCCTGGTTTAGTAGTATCTGCAATAAATTTACAATGCTCTATAACTGGATTTACATTTTGTGTTGTATGGAAGATGTCTTTGTTATCTTCTGTAATAAATTCGTTAGTAAAACCAGTCTTGTGATCTATAACAGTTCTTTTAGCCATGCAAGAATTTTAACATAAAAAAAAGGGATGCCGAAACATCCCTTTAAAGTTCTTAACTGTGAACTTAGCTGGTTGATAGGTCAGCAACTACACCATGAGCGGCTTCGTTGGATACTTCTAATCCATACTCCACAACAATCATTTTAGTTTCTGCGTCACCTATTGTAGCTATATCAACTGTTTTGAAATCACGCAAGTAAGCAACTTTTGCGAACTCAGGATCAACTAACAGTAAAGATCTTTCTCTTGATCTGTTTGATGGAACTATTTTTAGTTCACCAAAGTCAGATGAGTAGATAGATACTGATGCTTCAACTGTGTTTGCATCGATCATTTGTCTTGCTTGTGATCTACCAGTAAACCCAGAAATAACTTGTTTGTTATGTGGGCCACAGATAGCCAATGATGGTTCACCACCATTAGAGAAAGCTAACTCAAGAGTATCTTTTAACAAAGTTTCTGTTAAAGCTCTTTGAGTTCCATCTGTAGGGGCAGCACCACCACCAGTCGATGCACCATTAGTTCCTCTTGAATCGTTGGATGTAATCCAAGACTCGAAACCACCAGTTTTACGAGCAGTTGTAGCATTACCAGTTGTTTTAGCACCTTTTTGACAAAGAGCTTCTTCCATATCTCTTTTCAGAGCTTTGGACATGATAGCTAGTTGGTGAGCCATTTCTGATCTCTTACCAGCTGGGTCTGAAGACTCTTGTGAGCCTGTTACTGTTGCATCTCTTTTTGAAATCATAGCCACATTGCTAACACGAGAAGTTGCAGTAGAAGCAGCCCTTGAAAGTTCAAAACCTTCTAGTTCGCCAGTTGCAACGGGTGTTGGTAATGATTCTGTTTGCCAATCAAACACAACATTATTAATATTTCTTTTGCCAATTGAAGACATAAACGGAGTTTGCATAGGAGAAATATTGTAAATAATATTACTTAAATCTTCTCTGTCAGCAGTAGCAGTATATGTATCAAAAGCGTTAGTTACTTTAGCCATTATATTTACCTATTTTAAAAATTGTTCAAAAACTTTAGCCGCATCTTTTACTTTTCCAGATTTAGCTAAAACCTGTTTTGCTCTTTTCGCAGGTGCTACTGTTTTCTTTCTGGTAGTTGTACCAGGTCTGGCTACTCTTGCAGGTGCTTTTTGTGTTGGTTTTTTCTTTGTGGCTTCAACTGTTTTAGAGTTTAACCAAGCATTTCTTAAACCAAGTAAAGCACGATAGTCATAAATTGCATCCATCTCTTGAGGTAAATACCCTAAGACATTAATACCATAGTCGCGAATTGCAAGTTTCTCTTTTTGAGCCACTTCTGCATTTTTCCATTCTGGTATGATTTCAAGAATTTTTTGCTGACCTTCTTGCACTTGTTGTGCAATTAGTTGTTGCTGTTGAGCGTATGACTCTTGTTGGAGTCTTTGCTGTTCAGCTTCAGCAGCTTTTAGCTTTTCTTTCTTTTCATCCCAGATTTGTTTTTCGCGTACAAATGCTATCGGATCATCATTGTATAAACTATCCCAATCTGGTTCGTTTACCAATTCGCCCTTTAATTGGGCTTCCATCTTCGGTAACAATTCTGCGTAAATCGCATCTCTTTGAGCAAGTTCTTGGGCTTGTTGCTCAATCGTTTTTCTTTGATTGGCAAGTTCCTGCGTCTTCCTCGTATAATCTTGTTGGCGTGAATAACCATTAATGAGTTCGTCCTGCGTGACCTCTATCTCATTGCCATCAACTGTGACTCTGTAGACGGGTTGCTCTTCTACCTCTTCAACTTCCGTTTCTTCTTCACCATCTTCTTCATCATCAAATTCGAGATCTTCTTCATCAACAAGTTCTTCGGTATCTTCCTCGTCTTGTTCTTCTAATTCATCAATCTCTGGTTCGATGCTTTCAGCTTCCTCTATGACTGCTTCTTCTTGCGTATCCTCTTCAGGGGCTAAGAAACTTTCAAACGCTGAGGTAGCCTTTTGACCATCGGTTTGTAAAGCAGTCGGTTTTCCGTTATTGCTCATAAATACTCCTATATTGTATTTAGGGATATTTTAAACCAATAATGTAAAAAAAGGAAAGTTTTACGCTATGTTGCGTATTTTCTTAATGTGGGCCTTTGTAAGTTTACCTTTCTCCGCAATGATGCGTAGGTGTCTTTCTACTTCAGGAAGAAGTAATAAGGATCTGTGAAAGTCCTCTCTAACAGCAACATCATCAATGTCGCGTGAGTTTAACCAATGTGTAATATATTCGTTTTTAAGATTTTCTACTGCTTCCTTAAAAACATCTGAATTTAAAATTTGTTGAGCCTGTTCGGCTTTTACTGCTTCTTCGTGTGTTACTGACATTTAAAAACTAAATAATCTTGGTTGCGTTGGTAAGAATTTTCCCTGTCTTGATATGGGCTTTACTATGTCTTCAACATTTGGCATGACAGGCATAGGTGATAGCTGTGGTTTTGGCGTGTTTGCAAAAATATTTTGCGGTAATGTTTGTGTAGGAATTACATGGTCATAGATTGCATTTGGCTCAGTAATTGGTTGTGGCACTATTGGTTGTGGCATAACTGGTAATTGAGGCATAACTGGAATGTTTGGTATAACTGGCATTTGTGGTAAACCAGTAAAGTTCATAGGCTCTTGCACTGGCACTGGCACTTGTTCAGGCTGATATCCCAAAAAACCAGATAATCCAGATCTGCTTCTGTCTATGGTTTGTACAAAATCTTTAGGTATAGAAGACACATTTTCTTCAAATCCAGTTCCATCATAACCTACATCTGACGGCATCACAGGAACTTCAGGAAAAACAGGTGCAACAGATGGTATATCTATGTCTGCAAGTTTTTCTGTATCAATGTCTTTAAGCATTTCTTCAACATCAATGTCAATATCAAATAATGTTGGTCTTATATCTTCAAAACTTCTAATGTCTCTAATATCTTCATACCTTGGTAAATTACTAAAATCTAAATTTTGTAAAAAGGGCATAAATTTAGTTGGCTCTTTAACACCTGGTGGCGCATAAAGCATCTGATCTTCTATGGTTAAAGGCGTTCCTTTGGTTGGAGCAGAAGGCAAAACAGGAGCCGGGCCTTTTGCAATTAAATCTAAGTCAGCCTGTGTATAGCCACCAGCCATTTTTGGAGAATAACTAACACCTGGCGCAATGACTTGTTCCATTGGCATACCACCAGCTATCTGTTGTGCATATGATTGACCAGTTGCAACTGGCCCTGCTGTTGATTGTGTTGGTTTTATTTGTCCAAAAGCCATATTATTCCGTTATTAGTTTATCTATTTTAGCATCAAGTTTATCTATTTTATCTACTAATCTTGAATATTCCAAGTTATGTGCTTGTCTAGTCACATAATCTCTAGCTATTTCTTCTCTTGTTTTGTTCACTAATATGTCGATTCTTTTTGCTTCATTTTCATTCTTGCGTATGGAATAGAACAATGGTGCTATGACCAAGGTTACAAAGATATTCCAAACCACATAGAATGAAAGTTCCATTAGAAATTAATAGCTCCATATATGAGGCCTTGGACGACTAGCCGAAGCCTTGCCGATATCGAGGTGTATAAATCTTCCATTGCCTTTTTGATTAACTCCAATTCCTGTAAATCCGTAACCTTCTGCCGCAGATACTATTTGTAATGCTTGTTTGTGACTACAAGCTATATCTACAGCTATGCCTTGATTGTGGGTTCCTGGCTTACTTTTCTTTCTTTCTACTGGATGATATTCACATCGATAGCCTGAAGAAATAACAAATGGAAAACCTAAGTCCTCACGAAGAGATTGTAGCTTATCTATGAGTTCATGTTCAATCTTATTTTCACCACAATGCTTACATTTGAACTCATCTAACTTAAAGTTCTTCCATTCGCTCATTTTTTATCCTTATTACTAGCACCAAAATAAAAAGATATAACTGCTGTAGCTATACCAGTTAATGAACCAATAATTAGCATGACAATATCATCGCTAGTATCTGGAATGGGAAAAGCTGTTATATAAAATATATAACTCATAAAACCTGTCATAGACAAAACACCCAATATAGTTGGTGTCCAATCCCCTGAAAATTTAGATCTAGCATCTTTTCTATCATCTACTTCAAGTGCAAATATATCTACATCCAATTCTTTCATTTGAACTTCAAATTCTTTTTCACATTTTTTTAGTTCAATCATTTGGTCGGCAGTAATGTTTTGCATTGCCTTTTCTATATCTACAGGATTGTTTTTAACACCTAAGACTTGTGAAAGTATTTGCCCGGCTTGACCGCCTAATGGCCCACCTATCGCTGCACCTAATGTTGGAGCAAGACTGCTAACTATGTTTTTAATTTTGTTTAGTTTCATGTGTAAGTTCCTTGCAATGTAATTTTATAAAATACTCTGCATCTACTAATGCCAATGGCTTAGTATTATTTCTTTTTATTATAACCAAAGGTTCGTAATCTTTACAGTTAGTACAAGATTGCTCATAAGCCTTCCAAACATTAACTGCTTGTTGGTTTTTACATTCGATTGAGTAGGGGAATTGTTTGCGTGATTGTACGCCCATAATGACATCTTCGCCTGAAGATCCCATAGGTCTTGATTCTAAATCTTCGGGATCAAAACCAAGTATTGCAACAAGTTTATCAACAACCCATTGCTGTAGTTTACGACCCTTGGCTTTTGCCGAGGATGGCTTCACTTACTTCTTTTTAGATTTTTTAGTAGATTTTTTCTTTGGTGGTCTGCCTACTTTAGACCCATATGTTCCTTTACCTTTTGGCATAGTTACTTCCTTTTTTTTGCAGTTTTAGCTGCTTTTTTAAATGCTTTAGCTGTTGGCGCACCTTTAGAACCCGGCTTTCTCATTTTTTCTTTTGATCCAGCTTTAATTCTTTTGCGTTTAGCATGAATGTTTGCGTATAGTCCTTTTGGCATTTTATTTATAAAACCCAGATGTAAGTTTATGCCAAAGTGTAGGCTTATACTTTTTGATTAAAAAACCGCCAACAAGTGACAGCACGATGATTGTAATTAATATATCCATATTTTTATATTACCACATTTTGCAAGACCAATATCTTGCGGTTAACTTACTAGGCGGATGAGTGTCACATCGATGCCTAGCACGAAAAGATTTTCTTCGAGCAGGATTGCTTTTTTTGATTGTCATGTTGGGATCACCAAAGCGTATAAGTTTAATGGTATCGCCAACCTTTGCTAAAACTGCAAATTTTTTACTTTTACCTGGTGTTCTTTTGGGTTTGTTATAACCACTAAACCTTTCGCCTCTATATGTAATTGCCATTAGTGTAAAGTTTTCTCCTCACAGCTTAATACTTCTGAATCCTCGGTTACTTCACCACCAGAGATAATACCAAGTATTCTAACTGCATCTTCTTTGCTTTTGGCTCTAATATCACTACCGACATAAACTAGATCGTCAACCAACACTTCAAGGTTATATAGCTTGATTGCCATTGCCCGTAAATAGTCCTTGAGCCTGATCTTTTGCAGTTTGCCTGATATTTTCTCTGTCACGCTCCATGATAGCATTGATTTCTGCTATGTTGACTTGTGCGCCATATTTAGCAGTTAATTCTGCTGCTTTCAGTCTAATCTGAGCTTCAGTTTCATCTCTTTGTCTATCATCGTCCATGATAATCTTCATGCGATCAGTTTCAGCATCAATGATAGCTTTTTGCGCTTGGTTTTGCGCTTTCATGGCTTCGGCTTGAGCTAACATTTGCGCTGCGTCAGGTTTTTGTGACTCTGCGGGTTGTGGTGGCATAGGTGGAACTTCTGTATTAATAAATGCTTGGGGATCTTTAAAGCCAGCCATTTCAATCATGCGCGTGAGCGTGTTGGAATACTGTTGCATGGATACCAATGGATTGCTTGGCCCAAGTGTTTGCATAATTTGTTCTTGTTTACCTGCAAGTTGTGCAAGGATTGCAAACTTCTCTTCATCGGAAGATTTAGAAATCGCTACATTAACCACCATGTCTTTATCAGACTCCCAATATCTAGGATCTACCGGGATAAATTGTCCCTCTAGTCTAAACACATCCTGTGCGTTTTGATGTTTAATGATTAAATTGTTAGTAATTTTGTAGAGCTGTTTAAGTCCACCTTCAGCAAAATGCCTACAAATAATTTCTATTCGGCCTTGCGCTCCTGACATGGTAGCGGACACAGCTGTGCTGGTGCTTGATTGCAAAGCGTCTGCATTTAAGCCAGCAGAGGCTTTAGACACACCAGTCCTATTCTCTTTTGCTTCATCGAGGTATCCAAGAACAGGGAAAGCCTCTTTACCAGCGAAGGGTACTGTAAAAGGTTGAACCATCCCAGGGGCGCGAACTCGAATTGGCTGTCCGATATCAGTATTGAGTACATCGTCAATATTGACTTGACCTTCAACAACAGCCATACGAGGAAAGATAGAGTGTCCTAATGAATCAAGGGTATCTCGCATAATTTGCGACTTAGCAGCTTGAATAGGTTTCAAGTAATCTGCTGGACATGAACCAATAGCAGTATGTGGCTCTGGGTCAGGACAGAACATGGCAATAGGAAGATCATCCCATTGTTCAACATTCAATACATTAACACCTTCACCCGCAGTACAAACTCTAATTCGTTCATCTATACCATCACCATCAAAATCATAAAATAGATAGTGTTCAATATAGAGAACTTCTTTCGCCCCAGTATCATTTCTGTCTGGGTAAACCATGTTGTCAAATGGATTTCTTGCCTCAATCTCGTCATAGGCTTCAGGATCTACTGCACTTGAATTTTGTGAAGCATACTGTTCTATTTCGTCTTGATCGTAACCCATGGCAACCAAATCAGAAACAGATTTAATCATTCTGTGGGCCACATAAGATGCAGACTCAAGATCTCTAGCGTTCCTAGAAATTAAAACTTCTTCAGGCGGTATTGATTCAATGCACACCTGGTCTTTGGCTTTAACTCTACGAATGGTTACATCATACTTAGCTGGAATTTCTTGTATTACCTCTTCACCAGATAACGGATCTACTTGTGTGATCGTTTCCATGGTGACAGATTCTTTAACAATCTCAACATTTGGATCAAGCACCAAGGCTTGATATGAAACCGGGTCTAAATCTGTGTATTCGCTTGTGGTTGCTGATACAGAATTATCCCAAAAAACTTTTACAAAACCACTCTTTCTAACCAAGGCATCTTTAAACGCATCGTATAAAACTTGAAAGCCTTGATTCTTTTCTTGAATGATGTAATTAACATAATTGGTTTGCTGTTCAGCAACAGGGATATCTTCTGGGCCATGAGGTACAAATTCGACAATCTTTTTCGTGCCAAAAAATGTTCGCATGATTGATGGCAACATAAAAAGTACGCTGTCTCTAACATCGGTAGAAACAAATTCAGATTGCATACTAGAAGTACCATGCGGTGATTCACCTAAATAATATTCTGTAGATTCTGCTCGTTCAGCTCCGACTTGATGAATGAAATCTTTTGCATCATCCATCTCTGATTTAATAACACCAGAAAGACGCAATAAATTTTCATCCTCATTTACCGCATCTTCTATTTTATCTTCGTAATCTTTTGCCATGTAAAATTATCCCACTCGTATGATTCGAGATTTTAAAGGTTTTTTGAAATTATAACCGAAATAACTCTCGCTTCCACTAAAACTTGCGGCAGAACTTGCCATGGTTAATGCAAGTGCGTCTGCTTTGTCCGGGGATTTGATTCCTCTTTTCTTCATTTCCTCTTTTGACTCTATCTTTATTTTTCCAGTCGAAGTATATTTATACAAAGGCGCAGCCAATTCCGAGACAAGCTCATCATCATTAGGAAGTCGGCAATCACGCTGCGCCAACCAGTCTTTTATCGCAAACCACAACTCAGCGCGTAAGTTTAAAAAATTTTTTCTAGTGCTTGGAGACTCAGCCACATTAATTCCACGCACGGGCAAATTCTGTTCTCTTAGTCTGTCCACCACGCCCGCGCCCAATCCAATCACATCCACTAATATTTCTCTTGGGCGTTCTAACGCAGTCGCATCGTCAAAGCGATTTTTAATCACACCGCAAAGTTGCATTAAATCCATAGAGGCAAATGATTTTATTTCTAAAACTGTATTACCCTGGCGTACACAAAGCGCAGAATTATCGCCACCGAATCTAGCAACATCCAAACCCCAGACTATGGGTTCGCTGGCGGTGAGGGCGACATCACGCTCTACTGCTGCGCGTATAAGTTCCATGGATATCACAGTATCATCGTCAGCTTTTGGAAACTCGCCCATAACCTCAACGCGTGAGACTGTTGAATCCTCGCCATATTGTTCAATCATGGTTTGAAATAGCTTCTGATCTGTGCCTTCGACTGTGCGCGAGTCCACTTGAAGTGATTGCCAAAAACTGCGTTTGCTGTGAAAAGAGTCATAAAATGGCCCAGTGTTGCGGCGCGGGTTGGAGAAAGTAAACCAAGAGCGATCTTTAGTAGGCTCAGAGAAGAAACCTTCAGAAACCGAGTAAATGGGCGCGGGAATACCTGATGCCTCATCCATGATTAAACAAACTCCGTAGGAGCTGTGAATACCAGCGAAAGCATCTGGGTTTTCTTCTGACCATAGTTGCGCTTGTGCATAATAATACCCAGTATCTATCTTTAGGTCGCGAATTAACGCTTCTTCAAACCAACCAGCGGGTTTGATCGTAGTAGCAGTTTTAGTAAACCAATGAGAATTGATGGCGAGGGTGAGCCATTTGCCTAATTCAGCCCAAGTTCTTGATCTAAGCTGCTGTTCGGTGTTGGCGGTCACAATAATAGTTGCGCCAAGCCTTGTTGAAAGCATCCAAACAATTAACCAAGCTACTAATGCTGATTTACCAATACCACGACCAGATGCTACAGCCAGTCTGAACATCTCTGGTAACTCTATACTGTTATTTCTTTGTATATGAGTTGTAATATCTCGCAAAATTTTTTCTTGCCACTTACGAGGCCCATCAAAATGTTCGAGGGGGGTGTCTTTTTGTCCCCATGGGAAAGCAAACTTAACAAAGTTATATGGATCATCTTTAATATTTATTGACCATAGTTCGGTCATTAATTGCTTTTCTTGTTTTGGGTCGTATTTCATAAAAAAAAATTAAAAAATTTTATTGCAAGTGTTCTAAATTTTTAGCCCCCGCCGAAAAAGTGACCGGGGGGGTTGCAAAATCGGAGAGTAGATCTTGCCGAGCTGCCCGGTCGTGACATGGATACAGTAAGGGAGATGAGAGAGTTCCCACGCCTAGCTCGTATTTTTCGTTGGCAACGAGTCCTTTGTAAGGACTTGTGGTGAATTCAGCTGATCTTCTACGACTTTGCCCTCAATCACTCTGGTTTTTGCAGAACTCAGTATATCAGCCAAGTTTAAATTATGATTTACCTCTTGCCTATCGCTCCAAACCTCTGGATCTTGGTTTTTTAGATAAAAGATTTGGGCCGTCACATTTCCATCGTTGGCGGACTTGAATAAACTATTTGTAACTTGCGCCAATCCTTTTGCCTTTCCCCTTTTTAAAGACTCAGCAAATTCAGTATTTCTTTTCTTGTTGCGATTGATAGTGTCCCATGAAACGCCCAAAGCACGGGCAATTTGGTATGGCCCAAGACCTCTTGCTGCTAACTGCTCTATTTTTTCTAAATCAAAAACAATAGGCTTTCTTCCTGCTTTTTTTGGGTTTTTATTACTCATTTTTATCTTTAATTAAATCATTATATGTTTTATTTGTATCTAAATGTAATGCATTTTGACCAGTAAACTCTTGCCATCTTTGTACAATTACATCGCAATATTTTGGATCTAACTCCATTAAGTAAGCTGACCGATCTAATTTTTCACAAGCTAATAATGTAGAGCCACTACCACCAAATAAATCTAACACTTTGTTTTTTGGTTTAGATGAATTTATGATTGCTCGTTCAGGCAAAGCAACTGGTTTTTGAGTTGGATGTTTATATTTACTATCTTTAGCAATGTTCCACAGATCTGACTCGTTAGTAATTGACGCGTCAATAAAACCATCAAAGAGTATAAACTCATGTTGATGTCTATATCCTTTACCCAAACCAAACACATTTTTTGCCCAAACAATACATGACTTAGGTTTTAACTTTAATTGTAACACTCCATAAAATGCCCAATTACAACAGATATAATAAGTGTTTAAATTTAAAGTTTTTACAATAGAAATAAAAGAATCAATAAAGTTATTAAATTCTGTCTCCTCTAAATTATCATTCTTAATTACATCAAATTTACCGCTACGACCATTAAAAGCAACATTGTAAGGAGGATCAGTAAATAACATATCAGCTGTAACACCAGCCATTAATTTATCAACCGCATCAATGCTAGTGCTGTCACCACACATAAGCCTATGATTACCCAGTATCCAAATATCACCCTCAACAGTAATAGGATTTTCAACTAAATCAGGTGTTTCATCCTCATCAACCAACCCCTCTGTTGGCTCGGATAAAATATCATTTATTTCTTTATCTTCAAAACCAAGCAGCGATAAATCAAAACTATCTTCAGTTAAATCTTGTAACTCGATCTTCAACATATCAAAATCCCACCCAGCATTTAATGCCAGGCGATTGTCAGCTATAACATAGGCTTTCTTTTGTGCTTCAGTTAAATAATCCAAGCATATTGTTGGAACAGTTTTAAGTTTAAGTTTTTGTGCTGCTTGAACTCTGCCATGCCCGGCAATAATTAAGCCCTCATCATCAATTAAAACAGGATTGGTAAAACCAAACTCCTTAATACTTGCGACAATTTGACTTACCTGGTCTTTATCATGTGTGCGACTATTCCTTGCATAAGGAATTAAATCAGCAACATTTTTGTACACTATCTCTCTATTCTCCATGTAAATATTCTAAGTTATTAAATGTTTATTGAAAACAAATTAATTATCTTGTTATTGGTAATAGTGTAGAAAAGAGTTGCATAGTGTAGTCTATTTGCTATAATCATTGTGTAGACAGGGAAAGCTACCATTTAAAAAGGAGAGATAAATGAAAGACTTTGCACACAAACTGCATAAACCACAACAACCAAAACCATGGACTGATGTAGCTCGTGAGATGACTGAGAACTTGATCTTTGTCATAGCGACTGTGTTGGCCTTGGTAATCATTATTAAGGGAGTAATGTAATGGAAGATATAAAGACTTATTTAGACGAAGGTGAACACAATAGTAGTTGGTCAAATGATTGGAAAGACCCGGATAACTTTTGGGGAAACAATGCTCAAGTTCATGTTTACTACAATCGTAATTGCAGCTTTAAACTCAAGCGAGAAATTTGGCATGGTTATAAAACCAAGATCATTAAACCAAATGACATCGAGATACTTACCAACGACACGCCATTTACCAAAGTAGAGTTAAAGACAGCTCTGATAGAGAAATGGTTTGCATGGGAGAATGAGAATACAAGACAAGCAAACAACAAGGGTGCGCGAGAGCGTAGAGCGAGACAAAAGGAGATAGCGTAATGTCGGTCACTCAATACAACTTTAGAAAACCAAAGATCAATCGCCAACAACATGAGGCGATCAATAAGATCTTAACGCATCCACACTTCAACGCTTTAATTAATCCTAAGGCCCTTGATGTATTAACCGAGCTTGGAATTAGTGCTAAACAGTTTCAGGACATTATTAATAAAAATAAATCAATTTTAAAAAGCTATAAAACCAAGGAGATAAAATGACACAGCATACCGATAAAGTAGAGCAGCAACGAGAGATATTAAAAGCTGAGGCGTTGGATAAGCAAATCAAAGCAATCGACATTCGCCCCGGGAGGATACAAACTTGGTATCAATCTGGGCGAGTGGTGACAGAGTATCCAAGAGATAAGCGTAGAAAAACCACAACTGATTATCGAGGTTTAAATGATTGAAATAATTGGCTATATTTTTGGAACTGGTTTTCTGATTTGGTTAACTGTAATGTTAATATTAATTTTAGTAGCTAAACATTGGGAGAATATGTAATGAGTTATGAAATAGCAGAATATAAATACATAGGACACATGAGAAGTGTCTATGGTCTCAAGGGTGATTTAGAATACCCAAGCAGAAAACACTCAAAAGAGGACAGCGAGGGCAATTGGCTGCTGATATCCTTTAACGGACACAAAATGGCTAAAGTCCTGAAAAACGGAAAAGTTATCGCATAAATCACGGGCCATTGAATAGGTTGCTACTCTCCTTCCCCCAAATAGTGACCTAGGCCCACCAACAGAAAATGTTTCCGCCCACGCGCTTGACTTTTCTTCAATCGCTTTTTCTCATCCTCTAACACGATCCAAACTAGGTTAGCATCACTCAACTCCTGCAACGCCCGCCCACAGGTTTTTCTATTCAGTCCTATCATCTGGGTATAGTAATTAAGTGCATCATGCGAACTAAAAGTCTCATATCGCCAACGCTCTACCAACGCCCACCCAAAGAGTTTCGCGCTCGCGCTCAGATCAGTTCGACTAGCTAACTCCCAGCGATACCACTTCCACACCCTCGCTCTCACTCGCGCAAAGTCTTTGCTTTGCCTTGCGAGTGCGAGAGAGATTAGTCCACTCTCGCGTCCATTCTCAACTTCTGTGGGTACAATCCACCAGTATTTATCGTGTTCATTTTTTCTTAACATTAACTCTCTCTCTTTGGGGGTGAAAATGCCAAAGGCATTTCACACCCTATATCATATTAATATGATATGGATATTATAGTAAGTCTTACTATAGTTGTGTCCCATATTTACCATAGATCGGGACATATTTACCATAGTTGTGTCCCATTTTTACCATAGTTACTTGTGATTACCGAGCCATAATTGGTGAATAATATTCTCAATTGAACGCAGCTTTCTTTTCTCCTCAGAGTTTTGTTTGGGTTTATTGACCAAAGGTTTGCCATGCTCTGCGAGTGCATCA